TAAACATTTGTATTCTTACTTTTTTGAGTTTATTCATTTTGTTATTGTTAAAATCTTGTTTTAGAAATCCTTACCATATAAGTTCCATCAAATGTATTTGCTGGATTGGTAAATGCTCCATTATCGCTTGAGCTAACTACACAAACAAGGTATGGATTTACTGGCGTAAGCAGTATCTTTGCAACAGAACCTCCACCAATCTTAGCACCATAAGAACTAGTAATATTATTTTCTACTACTCCAATAAATGTTGAAGCAGTAATACTATCACTAGTCAAAATCTCATAATCTATTGTTGTTGAAGCTGTTTTACCAGTAGCTGGCGCTGCTCCACAACGAATTTGATATGTAGATGTAGCAACTCCAGTAACATTTAATCTTACTAATTCAACAGTAGAAGTAGCTCCTGTCATAGCATTGGCTGTATTTGCATTAAGAACAGCAACTTCATTCACAGTTGAGGTAGCCATTAAAAACGGGTCAACAATAGCTATAATAGTAGTTGTGGCATCAGCAAAACTCCCAGTAATGTGAAATGTAACATCACCATTAACGCTTAGATAACGACTTGCAATATCAGGACTAACCACAGCCCCAAATTCTTCTTCTACAATAGTTACTGTAGCCGCTTCGTTATATGTTTTAATAGTAACATTCTCCATTACTGTTTGCGGAGCTTCATCAGACATATAAGCTCTTGTACCAATTCCAGCACCGATAACGCATACAACAAGAAATAAACCAATCGCAATGGACATCTGTAATCTGGCTGTTTTAAGTTTTTTAGTCATTTTGTTATTGGTTATAAGCCTTTTAATTCGCCTCGGGCTTTTTTAGCTTTGTACTTCCTTGGATTTTGTTTCTTATAAGCCTGTAAAAATGGGCTTAATTTTTTGTCTTCTGCAGACACTTCTTCCTCTTCCTCTTCTTCAACCTCAACTTCTTCTTCAGACAAAAGTGTAAGAAGTTCATCTTTAGTAGCACCATCATCAAACTTAATTTCCTTTGCTACTAACTCTTCTTGTATTTCTTTTTTAGTCATATTATTTTTAGTTAGTTATATTTATGGAGAGTTGTGCAGAGCTAATAAAAATAGCTTATCGGTGGAGGAGCTAATTAATTTAGCTCCACGATACTCTCCATAAAATTAAGGTTAATTAAGCAAGTGTAATATCTGTCAAAAGATTGACCTTAGGAGTCCATAAGATAGCTCCAATATTAGCCCAGACAGATACTTCACGTCCAGTCTTTAGAGTTACTTTCTTTTCATCCATTTGAACACCACGAGGAGCAGCATAAAGAGCTACATTCTTAACTCCAAATAATCTATGACCAGAGTTGGTAGCTGATAAAGTTCCAATAGTTCCAGTAGAGAAAGTTCCAGTTCTAACAACATAAACTTCAACACCACCATAAACTCCACCAAAACCGTTATTCAAAGCAGCGTCAGCAAAAGAAAAACCATTACCCATTCCTGCTTGAATAAAGCCTGTAAGGTCAGTATTTTCAATTACTAAAAATAGACCTCCATAAGCAGTAGAATATCCTGCGACCTTTCCTGTTAAATCACCAATAATCTTATTGATGTTTCCTGGAGTTGTAAAACCACCTTCAGGAGTATCATAAGACTCTCCTGCTAAATCAAGAATTTTATTTAAGACAAACTTATCAATCATAGTTGCAACAGCATAAGTCATCTCATCAACTCGTGAAGTATAAAGGTCAACTCTTGAGAGAGTTTCTTCAAACTCATAAATATGTTCTGCGTAAGTTACTTGGTCGCTTACAGTTAGTGGGTCATCAACAGTTGTTACTGTAGATACTGCATAAGTTCCTGCCATTGTAGCAATAGCCGCTGATGGCTGATTGCCATAAGGATTAGCAATATATTTAGCATCACTCCTGTCAACCTTACAAACTTTTTCTGCAACTAAAGCGTTACGCAAAGCAACTTCTAAAGTAGATTTAAAGTATTTTATTCTCCAAACCTCCGATAGAGTGCTTGTGCCGATAGTATTAGCCATTTTGTTTATGTTAGTTTCTTAAATCCACCAATAACCTAAACGAATATCTCCACCGCTATTTGTTCAGTCCTTTACTCATAGATTTCTTTTGAGCTATTCTTGCTTGGGCTAATCTGTCTGTGTCTTCTGGGAGTTCACCCTTATCAAATTGCTCAAGAAGTGTCTCATCAGAAACCTTGGAAGAACTACGTCTGCTTGTGCCAGTATTTGTGGCATCAGCAGTTTTTCGTTTTTCTTCTCTATTTGCTAAAATTGCTTTCATATCATCATTTTTTAATGCTTCGGCAATAGGAATGCCTTCAGCTTTAGCAAACTTTTCTACTCTATCAACATCGTCATCGTGAACTTTGCCTAAAGACCTAATGTCTTTTAAAGAGTAGTTTGGCGTATTTGCCTCTTGTGTGCCTTTTGGCTCTTTTACTTGTCCCTTATTTGGGTCATTTTTTACCTTTTCAAGCTCTTCTTGAGCTTGTTTTTTCTGTTGAGTTGCTGTATAACGGTCTTTTTTCATCTGAAGAGCTTTATCAATATTCTCTTTATCTGTCTCTTCAGAGAAACTAAATTCTCTTCTAACATCGTGACGGAGTTGCTCCTCCGTCTTCTTTTCTTCTGTCATAATTATTAGGCTATTTGCCTCACCGATAATTGATTGGCTATTTGCCTGTTATAGTTATTTATTACTATTTAACATATAAATTCTCGCCATTTTCTTAACTATTTCTTTTATTTCTAATTCTGATAAGTTAGGATTTTTCTTTTTTGTTTCTTCTTCAACTTCACGATAAGAAAAATATTTATTCATATTATTTAGTGCTATTCTTTTTATCTAACTCTTTCTGTTCTTCTTTTGTAAGTTCTTTCTGATTAGCTAGAATATATAATTGATTAATAGAGTTTTCAATATGTAAGACAATGGTATTTCTTGCTGTTAAATTAATAATGGCTGTATCAGGATTGTTAACTAATGTAGATAACTTATTAAACTTTATATCAATATCTACTCCTCCTTCATTAAAACTATTTAACTGTTGGTCTAAATAATCAATTATTATCTCTCTTGCCTTTAATAAATGATAAGCATCTGGGGCTGGTAAATTCCTTATATCTAAGGTAACCCATAAATCTATTACTTGGTTTATAGGTGCATCTCCATCTAAGGTCGGTAAGAAACACTTACGCACTAAAGCTAAAACATCACCTTTAATCTTTTTCTTAACAATTACTTCTTCACTCTCGCTAATTCTCATCTGTAAGAATATTTTTCTAATTGCTTTTAATAAAGGTAAGTTGTCCTTAAAAGTGCTTTTAATTAAATCTAACTCTTCATCCGTGTAACGCATTGTTTGTTCTTTTTCCATAATTTTGGGTGAATAACCACCGATAAATAAATTAATTATCCCTGTTGGGGTATTTGTTGTTGAATAGGCTGTTGGACTGCCTGTGGGGCTTGTGTGGGCTGTGGTGGGGTGCTAGGGGGTAACTCCATAGGGTTTATAGCTCCTGTAAGGGAAAGTATTTTATTAATTACTACGCTTTCCTGTTCTGTGAATGGCTGACCTTGTTTAGAAGCCAGTATGTTCAATAGCGTTCCTAAGGTTTCTAATACTCCTTGAGTATCCTTGCTCTCACCTGTAACATCCATATCAAGCTCCCATTCTAAATCTTTTAATACTTTCTTCCAAGTCTTAGTTTTTATATCTGACGGGCTTATAAATCTCTGATTACCCTGATTGCTTAACTCATTCTCTACTCCTTGTTGAACATTGACAGTATCAAGTAATTCCTGTTCTGGCTCATATAACTCACCTGAAAGAATAGTATTAACTTTCTTTTGGTTTATCTGTCTTATAACTTCATTAGGGACAAACATCTTATCAATTTGCTTAATTTGCTGTTCTGTTAATATAGCAGAAATCTCATCAGTAGTATCCATCTTTTTCTTGAAGTGAGGGATATGATATTTTCTCATCATATTTATAATTGCTAAGCCTTTATTCTCTGTCATAAGTTCAAAGAGAGAATGACTTTCCTGTAATAAGGCTTTTGTCTGTCTCCACGCTGAACCTGATTTAACCTCTCCTGTAGCCATAGCATCGCTTATACCGTTAATTTCACGCCCTAGAGCCTGCCATTGCCCTTGAAATGCCTGTAATGAGGTTATGTCGTGGCTGTTATTATTAACTTGGGTTAATGGTTCGTTCTTAGCGTAAACAAGTATATCCCCATTATCTATACTGCTTAAAGCATTACGCCCTACAAAGTTGCCATCTGAAGTCTGATAGATAAGTTTGGAAGCTATATCTAACTGGTCTTTAATGGCTTTAGCTGAATGATTAACCATCCATTGAGCTTCAAATAAGTTCTCTACTGCTCCAATAGCCATACTTCTACCGTCTTCTTTGATTAAGTGGTCTATCTGATAAGGGTTTTGGGTTTCTTTACCCCTATAAAGTGTAAAGTCTTCATACATCTGCTTGCCTTCTTTATCCTTTTTAGGTTTACCATCTTCTTTGCTTTCAACAAAAGATATAACGTGCATTTGTTGTTCAAAGTCATCTTCATCATCTTCCATATCAGTAAGGTATGAGAGTGATAACTCACCATGAACCTCATAGACAGGTATATAATTATCAAGATTATCCTTTTTCTGACCATCAGCAGTTTCTCTTGAAGAACCTGCCTTTTCTATTAACTGTTTGACATAATCTTGGTCATAGTTCTCGTTCTTGCGTAATTGTGAGGGAGTAAACCATAGTTTCTCTATAACAGGGTTATTCTCAAAGTCTACTGCATCAACTATCAATCTATTCCAAGGTATAACTTCACTATATAATTCTCCGTCTTTTTCAATGTGTTTGCTTACTGCTGAACCATATCTTGCTAAAGTCCGTCCCCAATCATTAAGAAATACACCAAAGTTAGTCTTACGCATCCAATCTCCTAATAGAATAGTAGCAAGGAACGCTGTAATCTTGTTCTTTAATTTAGTAGCTCTTATGCTTATGTTTTTAGTGTCTATATCAGTAGCTCTATACCAAATGTTAACCGCCCCCGTTACGATATTAAAAAAAGGCTTTTCACGGTCTTTACTATCAGTTTCACCTGATATATGTTTGCTGTTTAAATAAGCGTCAATCTTATTAATGTTTTCATATAAGTCAAACTGAACATATCTAGATATAGTAGTTTCAAAGCCACTAATAAAATTCTGTTCTAACTCTCTTACAAGTTCTTGAAGAGTTTGGTCAATCATATTTTTATTTAGTATTAAGTTGAACTAATGCAGAAGTAGAAGAACCACTAATCTGTAAAGATAAACATTCATAATTAAGGTTCTCAAGAATTATCTCTCTACCTGTTCCTGCAATTGGATTAGCCCATATTAAAGTGCTTGTTGCATAAGAAACTTTTTATTCTTTTTAAGTCCAGCAATCTTTTTAATAGCTATATCTATAAGCTCTTGTTTCATTTCTTTTGTTAATTCAGATAAAAAAGACCCTTTAGGATGCCATTTTTCAATCATTATTGGAAACTTCTTATCTTCAAACTCAAAATCAGTATAACACCTTAAAACAAAGCCTTTAACCTTAGTAAATAATTTCTTCTCAAATTCAAATGTTTGATTGTTTATTGTTTCTTTATACATAATATTTTAAATTAATTGTTATTTGTTAGAATCTTTCTTAAAGTCTGCTTGATTAAGCTCCATTAAGTTTCTTTGGGTTATTATATGCTCTGCTTTGTTAGGGTCTTCATCAATAGCATCTTTTTTAAGCTCAAACCAAGCCCTATATATTAATGGGTCTCCTATATCAGGACTTCTACCCAAATCTTCTTTAACATCAGCTTTAGGCTTTAATTGTAATTTATAATCGCTATCAACCTTCTTTTGCCTTAAAAGAGCTGTTAATTCCTCTAAAATAATATCTCTATAATCTAAGGTTTTAATTGCTATTTTATGTTCATTAATCAATTCTGCTAGTTTCCAAGCACATTGAGCCTTTAAATTAACGAAATTAGTCTTAGGAATTAACATTCCTTCTATCTTATCTCCCTTAGTCCTAGTTTCTGTTTTAGTCGCCAATGGTCTGCTATTAGCTACAAAACCTTTAACTCCAAACATTCCATCAACTACACCACCACCTACTCCGTCTTCATCAATCATTATATTACTATATGGTATTCCTTCTATTGCTGCCTTTTCTTTAGCTTTCTTTTTAGTTTCTTCTATATCTTGTTTGCTAAATTGTTCTATTTTATAGAGTTCTAAGCCATCCCAATAATTAAATGTAGTCTTATCCTTTCCTAGTCTAGCAACATCAATTACTAAATACTTTTGATTATCTTTAACAATCGTATTACTAAAACAGTCTGTTAAAGCATCATAACTGATTAAACTGTCCATTTCTTCATCATAATCCCAGTTTCCTTCAAACAATCTCTGTCTTCTAATAGTATCCTTTTCTGAGCTTAGTGTTTCTATATAATCATCAGGAAGATACTTGTTATCAGTAGCAAATGCTTGTATATACTTCCTATTTTGCTCTAATTCATTTAACTGATAAGGGTCTACAAATTCTCTTTTCATCCAACCTTTCTTAGGATTAGCAGTGATTAACATCTTCTTCTTTAATCCATATTTGTCATTCTTCCATCTACCTATACTAAGCCATAGATTGCTCTTGGCACTCTCTACTACTTCACCAGCTTCTTCTATCCATCCTCTAGTCATCTGCATACTACCAAATCTCTCAAATAAGGGGTCGCTAGGCTGTTGCTTACAGGCTTTTAAGTAAACTCTTGAACCATTGTGTAAATTGAATATATTAAGCTGTCCATCAAATTTAAAATAATCATCTGCTATTAACTTCCAGTTTTGGAATACTTCATATATAGTTGGAACTGTAAAACTTCTAAGGTCTACTAATTCTTGTCTAGCTATAAAATAATGGGTTTCAGGATATATTAAAGCATCTCCAAATATCAATGAAGCCCCTAAATAACTCTTTCCACCGCCTTTAGCTCCACCGTATAATAATTGTTCTGTTGTATTATCTATCCAATACTCTGCGGCTTTAATTTGCTTATCAATTTTAGTGTTAAATTTAATCTTCATCTTTTGATATTTCCATTCCAGTTATAGTTTCTATAGTAACCTTTCCTTTATGTTCTTTAATATCTGCTTTTGATTTAAGATAAACAGGCAACGCTATTTCTTTAACGCCTTGCCTATCATCTTTCTTTGTTAATCCAAGGTGTCCAGTAATCAAATCATTCGCTAACTCCTCTGCATTTCTTTTCTTTATTATATTCAAAGCTTCTTCTTCCATAGTCTTTCTTCCAGCACCTTCTCTTTTACCTCCAATAGGCATAATGATTAATCATTAATTGTTATCTAATCTTAGTTAATTGACAGTTGTATATTTATATGTTTTAAACTACACCACCTAAGCCTTTCTAAGCTCTTTAAATAGTAAGGGTTAACACCTATATCATTTTATCTTAAATAATATATTACTTAACTCTCTTATTTGGTTCTTTAGCATTTCTTCATTAATTCCTTCTGTTCCGTCCTTTATATGACTTTGAACATCGTTCCAGTAGTTATTAGATTTTATTACTTGTTCTTTTAAGGTCATACTATTATAAGCCTCTAATCTTTAAACTCTTTTTAACACCACGCATAACTTTATTCTTTCTTAATCTATCTATTCTAAATAAAGCATTAGGGTCTTTAACAAACTCTCTACCGTATTTACGCTTAAACTCCTTAGATGTTTTCTTCTCTACTAAGGTTTTACGCATTTCTTTAGTGGCTTTCTTTCTTCTTCTTGTTCCTTCTCTACGGACTACGGTTTTAAATGCTCCTTTTAATGTTTTTATAGGCATATAGTTATATAGTTTCTAATTCTTTACCCTCTAACATATTAATAATTATCTTTTTATTTCTTTCTATTAATTTAAGGTGGCTTTCTCCCATAAGGTCCATTCCACTTTTAATTTTATGGTCTGTTAAGAGTTCAAGATAGTATCCTGTTATCTTTATCCAGTCATCTTGAGTTAAATCTATTTTCTTGATTACTTCTTCTCTAAACATTTCAGGGGGTAAGCCGTGTTGAGTTTCAAATTCAAACATTTTTCTGCCATACTCTTCTTGTTCTTTAGTAGTATCTAATTTTATTTTAAGCAAAGTTGATAATTCCATACTATTTAATATCCCCAACCACTTATTTTCTTAATTTGGGTAAAGTTAATGTTTTTATGTTTATGTTCCTTTAAATATTCTAAGAAACTACCTCGTTTATAATCTTCATTAATCCTTATTTTTATTAAGCCCTTATTAGCACAGTTAGTGCTACAATATTTTCTTTTATTCCAATCTCTGCTTGTTTCATTATATCTTCTTATGCAAGGATTTCCACAGTATTTACAAGTTTTTGTTATATTCATATTTACCCTGTGCATAAACTATTTTGCCTATGCTAACCTTAGCTATTTATTAATATGTAATAGGGGTTGACACCTATTCCTATCGGGTGTATAATTAAGATAGATACTTATCTAATAATCTTATGAACAAATATCAACAAT